AAGAGAAAAAAATACAGCGTAACTTAAAGAAGGAACAAACTTCTAACATCCTCAACATATACAAATAAATAAATGTCACAACAATCCTTTGTACAACAAACAGCAACAGGAGCTGACATCAACTTTACTATTGATACATTTTCATCCGATGAGCTACTGGTATATGTTGATGGAGTTTTAAAAACTGCTGGGGTTCATTATAATATAAACCCATACAATTCTAATTCTCAAAGTACAGTAGACTGGATAGGGACTGCACCAAGCAGCCCTAGCACAGTCCGTATTGTACGACAAACAGATATATTAAATCAAGGTAATACTGCTGTAGAAGGTAGAGCTACATATTCAGCTGGCTCTTCAGTAAAAGCAGAAGACTTGAATAACAACCAAAAACAAGTTCTTAGAGCATTACAAGAACATAACGATCAAAAGATACAGACTTATGATATAGAAGATAAGGCTGTAACAAGAGACAAAATAGCACTAGATGCTATAGATGGTACTAGATTAGCAGATGACTCAGTTAACTCTGAACACTACGTAGCTGATTCTATAGACACCGAACACTATGCAGCTGGGTCAGTAGATACCGATGCTCTAGCTAACAATGCAGTTACAACATCTAAGATACTAGATAACAATGTAACTATGGCTAAGTTAGGTAGTGGTGCATTACCTACTGATATAACAGTCAATACAGACAACCTTGTAAACGGAACAATACAAACAGCAGATATAGGTGCAGATCAAATAACAAATGCACTTATAGCTGATAACCAGATAGACTCAGAACACTACGTAGATGGTTCAATAGATCATGTACACTTAGCAAATGATATTATAGATGGAGATAACATACAAGATGATGTTATCAATTCTGAGCATTACATAGACGGATCTATAGACAGAGCACACTTAGCAGCAGATATCGTAGACGGTAGCAAGATAGCTGACGATGCTGTAGGAGCTGAACATATACAAGAGAACTCTGTCAGTGATTCTGAAATAGTAACAGGAACTCTAGACAATAGATATTATACAGAGACTGAACTCAATGCTGGTCAGTTAGATAATAGATACTACACAGAAACAGAACTAGATGCTGGACAATTAGATAATAGATATTACACTGAAGCAGAATTAAACGGTGGTCAGTTAAATAGTCTATACTTTACAGAATCTGAAATAACTGGTGGAGCTGCTGACGGCAGATACTACACAGAAACTGAGCTAGATGCTGGTCAGTTAGACAACAGATATTTTACAGAAACTGAACTTACAGGCGGAGCGTTAGACGGTAGGTATTATACAGAAACAGAAGCTGAAGCTAAATTCCTTAGACAAGATTCTTCTGAGACTATTGCTAGTGGTGTTACATGGTCATCTTCTGATGCCTTTGTTGCTACAACAGCTGCTATAGACGCTCGTGTTATTGAACTTGTTGACGACGTAGGTGGTTTTGTACCTATAGCAAACGAAACAAGTTTCCCTACATCTAACCCTGATATAAATAACCCCGCAACTGGTGGTACTATTGTATCAGTAAAAGCAGCATCAACTAACTTAGCTCCTAGCGGAACTACAGTTACTATTGCAAATGGTAGGGGATCTGGTTTAGCTGTAGTTATAACAGGTGTTACTGCTACCATACCTTCGGGTTTTGGATTCTTGGTAGAAACAACTTCTACAGATCATACATACGCATTTCACAGGTTAGTACCTAAAGCAACAGAGGTTACAACTGTAGCTGCAAACGCAGTAAATATAGCTGCTGCTGGAGCTAACGTAGTAGATATAAATAACTTTGCTGATCTTTACCAGATAAGCACTTCTGCACCTACAGCTAGAGCTGATACTTCGTCACTACAAGTTGGTGACTTATGGTATGATAGTTCATCTAACAAAGTGTTAATGATCTATGATGGTAGTGCTGGTGATGGATTCACTGCTGCTACACCTAACGCATCTGACTTAACTAATATTAATATTGTAGCTGGACATATAACATTTACAGAAGATTTAGGTCTTATAACTAACGCTGTTAACACAGGGTCTGGTAACAACTCAGTAAATACAGTTGCAACCGACATAACAAATGTCAACACAGTTGCAGGGTCTATATCTAATGTAAACGCTGTAGCAGCTGACGCTACTGACATAGGAACTGTAGCTGGTAAGGCAACAGAGATAGGTAGATTAGGTACGGCAGATGCTGTAGCAGATATGGTTTTACTTGGTACTACTGATGCTGTAGCAGATATGAACACGTTGGGTACATCATCCAATGTAACTAACATGAATACACTGGCAGGCATATCTAGCAATATCACAACTGTTGCTGGCATATCGTCAGATGTAACTGCTGTAGCTGCTGATGCTACTGATATCGGAGCTGTAGCTGGTAAAGCAACAGAGATAGGCAGACTTGGAACTGCTGCTGCTGTAGCTGACTTAGCTATTCTAGGTACAACTGCTATTGTATCTGACATGGATACACTAGCTGATATATCAAGCAACATTACAACTGTAGCTGGCATATCTAGTAACGTAACAACAGTAGCTGGGATATCATCTAACGTCACAACTGTAGCTGGTAATACAACTAACATTAACACTGTTGCAGGGGCTAACTCTAATGTTACTGCTGTGGCTGGTAAAGCTACTGAAATAGGTAGATTAGGTACTGCTGACGCTGTTGCAGATTTAGCAATACTTGGAACTACAGATGTTGTAGCTGACTTAAATACTCTAGCTACTACAGCAATCGTGTCTGATATGGATACGTTGGCTGACATATCTAGTAACATAACATCAGTTGCTAATATAGCTTCTAATGTAACTACAGTTGCTGGTATTCAAGCAAACGTAACAACTGTTGCCGGTATATCAAGTAATGTAACTTCTGTAGCTAATAACTCAAGTAATATTAACAGTGCGGTCAGCAATGCTAGCAACATTAACAGTGCGGTCAGCAATGCTAGTAATATAAATAGTGCAGTTAGTAACGCTAGTAATATAAATACCGTTGCTGGCATCTCTGCAAATGTGACCACAGTGGCTGGTATTCAAGCTAATGTCACAACTGTAGCTAATAACAACGCTAATGTTACAACTGTAGCTGGAAGTATTAGTGATGTAAATACGTTTGCTAATCGTTATCGTATCGCATCTTCTAATCCTAGCACAAGTCTTGATGTTGGAGATTTATACTTTAACACGACACAAAATGAGTTAAGAGTGTATAACGGTTCAGCGTGGCAAGGTGGTGTAACAGCTACTGGTAGTCTAGCTGGTCTAACTGCTAACACATTTACTGAAAACCAGACAGTTCAAGGAAACATTATTGTAACTGGAACAGTTGACGGTAGAGACGTAGCAACAGATGGTACTAAATTAGATGGTATTGAAGCATCAGCTACAGCAGATCAAACAGCTGCTGAGATTCGTACACTTGTAGAATCAGCTTCTGATAGTAATGTATTTACAGATGCTGACCATACTAAATTAAACGGTATAGAAGCTTCGGCTACAGCAGATCAAACAGCTAGTGAAATTGTAGCTCTAATATCTGGACAAACTATTGCACCTAATGTAATAACAACAACTAACTTAACTCTTGACTTCGGATCAATCGCATAATGGCAAAATTATTAAAATTAAGACGAGGAACTACCTCGCAACATAGTAGCTTTACTGGAGCCGAGGGTGAAGTTACTGTAGATACAGACAAAGAAACTCTTGTCGTACACGACGGCTCAACTGCTGGAGGTCATCCAGTAGCAGCAGAGGACTTGGCTAATGTCTCGTCCTCTACTATCGTTGGTAGATTAGGATCAGGTGCTATTGCTTCAGCTAAAATAGCTGCTGATGCTATTGACGGTTCAAAGCTAGCAGACAATGCTTGCAACTCAGAGCACTATACTGACGGATCTATTGACCACGTTCATTTATCTAACGATTGTATAGATGGAGATAACATTCAAGATGATGTTATTAATTCAGAACATTTAGCAGCTGACTCTATTGACTCAGAA